ACAGTCCTGTTAACGAATCATTTCCTGCAGGCTTTGAAATTCAAGGCGTTTTCACTGCCTTTACTTTGAACAACGGTGGCGCTGTCATCGCCTACAAGATTTAACCATGGCAAAATCACACGGCGGTGCCAGCTATGTTGATTACGCTATCGGCGCTGAGCTGATCACTGACACCGCTGCTCATACTGGCAAGTTTCACCACATCGACTTTTACGAAAACAGCACAATTACAGCAATCGTTTCAACAAACATCATTGACAACAGCTTTGCCGGTGCTTCAGTAGACCAGGGGGCACACCTGACTGGTTACTTCACCAGCATCCAACTTCAAAATGGCGCCTGCATCGCTTACAAGATCTGATGGCACTCGCAACCTCGCTACGCAAGACGGCATCAAAGTTGATGGCGAAGTTCGGCGGAGAGATCACAATCCGAACGCTATCGACAGGGGCTTACAACCCGACAACAGGGACTGCCAGCGTAACTGCATCTACGATCACCGTCCGTGGTGTCCTGGAGGATGTGAGTGAGCGTGAGGTCAATGATTTGATCAAAGGCACAGACCGTAAGCTCACTGTTGCTGCTGCCGATTTAACGACAGAGCCTACTGTCGCTGATCAAGTAACAGTCGGCGGACGCAACCTCCAAACCGTAGAAGTCAGGCGGATTGAGCAGGATAATACGGCTATCGTCTACGAAATCTTCCTGAGGGAGTGAGATGGCAAAGCAAATCAACCTAGACAAGATTGACGACTACATTGAAGGGCAAATCGTAAAGTTAATTCGAGTTTCGGTCTTACAGGCAGAAGCGCAGCTTAAAGAGCGTACGCCAGTTGATACGGGACGCCTAAGGCTTGGTTGGCAAAAAACAGTCGAGCCTTTTCGAGCAAGTATTTTCAATAATCTTCCTTACGCTGCTCCTGTAATAGCTGGCAGAAACTTTCCCCCTTCTTGGGGTGGTCAGTACCGGACGCGTCAAGGCGCAGAGCCCTTCCTCGACATCGTTGCAAAAGATGTCCAGACTTGGATGGAAGCCCAAGCCAACAAAATCGGTCGTGAACCATGAGCCTCAACACCATCCGGGCAGCCATCGAAGCTCGCATCGCAACAGAGTTTGCGTCGGCTCCTGTCCTGCAGGTTGCCTATCAAAACGTCCCCTTTACACCGCCCAATAACGCGAGCTGGCTACAGGCGTTTATCACCTGGGGCGATTCTGCTTACCTGACGGTCCTGACCGAATCAAACCGAGGCACTGGTGAAGGTTACGACCGCCGCAACGGCGCTTTAACCTTCAACATCTACACGCCTCGCGGTGAAGGTCCAGGGGCAGGGCTGACCATCGCTCAGCGGTGCATCGACCTGTTTTCACGTTTGCAGCTACAAAATATAAAGTTTGACCCTGCAAATGGTCCGCGTTCCATCGAACCGCCTGCGCCGGAAGGGTTTTACCAGACGCAGGTCGCCATAACTTTTGAGGCTTACGAGCAAAGCTAGACTTGAAGTAGCCACCTACCGTTCAAGACAAATGGCTACCGTTCTGTCCGGTACGTCCGGCGCCCTTTACTACAAGCCTGCTGGCACCAAAGCCACCTTTGGCGAATCTGATGTGACCGTCGCTGATGACGAGATCACAGTTGCTACCTACCTGAACTTCAAGGTAGGCGATCCTGTTGTTTTCAGCGTTGTCAATACTGAGACAGGAGCTAGCGGCACTGGCACCCTGCCTGCTGGCATCAGCGCAGCAACCACCTACTACGTCATCGCCTACACCGCTTCGACTGGTGTGCTGCAGGTTTCCGCTACTGCTGGCGGTTCCACCATCACCATTACTGATGACGGCACGGCAGTAACACCAAACGCATTCCAAGTTGCTTACGCCAGCTACGCCGCAGTTGGTGATGTCCGCGAATGGTCGTTTGAGATGACCCGCGAGGAGATTGATGTAACCACTATCGGTCAGGATCTGGGACAATACGCTCCCTTCCGCCGTTACATCACCGGCTTTGCTGATGGCGAAGGTAGCTGCACCGTCTACACCACAGACGATGACACTAACCTGTCTAACCGCATGATCCAAGACGTGATCCAGCGGCAGCAGGCGGGCGCTTCCTTCAAGCTCTACATCGACCGTGTTGTAAGTGGCGGTAGCGTTGATGCAACCCTGAGCCGTAGTGTCGAGTTTGAAGCAGTGCTGACTTCTGCCAGCCTGACCGTCAATCCCGACGATGCTCAGATTGTGGAGATCGCCTTCCGTCCGGCAGGTGCTCCTACTTTCGACTTCAGCAAGAGCTGATACCCTGAAACGGGAGATGGTTAGCCCCTGGGTTGCACCGGGGGCTTTTCTATGTTTAAAGTGCGGGCAATCTTCAGGATTTTATGGCAGCCCAACCAATTCGCGCACTTGACCGTCTAAAGCGTGCGGCAAATCTAGTACCAGTCAAAAAGACTGTGGAGCTGACGGACGGTAGCGAGTTTGAGTTTTGGCACACTGCCTTAACGATGGCAGAACGCGAAAAGGCGCAAAAGGCAGCAGGCAGTAACGATCCAAATGCTCTTGCTATTCAGCTTTTGGTGGCAAAAGCATTGGACGAGAATGGCAATCGCATGTTCTCTGCCGGTGAGGTCGCAGAACTGAAAAATGAAGTGCGCGATAGCGATCTTCAACGAATCATTCTTGCTCTGATCGAAGACGATGTGATTAACGTTGAGCCGGGAAAGTAAAAAGCGAGCTGAAGAAAGACCCGTTACTGCAGCTCCAGCTTCATTTGGCAAAGGAGCTGGGGATGACAATGACGGAGCTTACAGCTCGTGTCACGATTGAAGAGTTAGAACTATGGGCTGCTTATTTCGAGCTTGAAGCAGACCGTCAAAAGCAAGCACAACGGAAAAGGTAGACTGAGAATAATGAGCTGAGGCTGCCGTGGCTGTCATCGCCAATGTTGCTATCAACCTAGATGCAACACGGGCACGGGCAGCTATTGCTGGGCTGGGCGGTGCTGTTGACAAACTCGGCAGCAGGGTTAGTCAAGTTGGGCAACGAATGTCTGGCTTGGCTGGTATTGCAGCGTCGCTAGGAACTGGCGCTCTTGTAGGCGGATTCGTTAAAGCTGGCATTGAAGCCAACCGAACAGCAAAGACGATTGAAGCACTTGCCGGTCAGTATGGAGAGACTGCAAAGGTAACTGAGTTTGCAAATAATGCCGCTGATCGTTTTGGTATCGGGCAAACAAGAGCAGCGCAGGCAGTAGCAGATCTATATGGGCGATTGCGCCCGATGAACATTTCGCTCCAGGACATTCAGACGACCTTCGTTGGCGTCAACAATGCTGCAGCGAAGATGAATCTAAGCGCGGCAGACGTTGAAGGCGTAATGCTGCAGCTCAGTCAGGCAATGGGTTCTGGTGCTTTGCAGGGCGATGAGCTGCGTTCAATTATGGAAAGGTTGCCAGCGGTAGGACAGGCAATCGCAAAGACGATGGGCGTCACAGTTGGTGAAATCAAGAAGTTAGGTGCTGATGGCAAGATCACGACAGACATCATCATCAAGGCGATGAATGAGTTGGCAGGCGTTAAACCACCGCCGCCTGATCCGTTCAAGCTATTTCAAAAGACACTTGAAGATCTAAATACAACAGTCGGCACTAAGCTGCTGCCTGCTTTTACACCGCTTGTTCAGAAGATTTCTGAGCTTGTCGCCAAGATTGTTGAGTTAGGCGTAGCAGAGCGTATTGCCAACTCTTTAATCCCATTGGCGGACGTGATTGGGAAGTTGCTAACTGCGTTCATGAACCTTTCGCCCGAGGTTCAGTCTTTCATCATTCAAGTCGGCGCTGTAGGCGGTGCAATCACGCTTATTCTTGCTCCGCTTGGATCTTTGCTCGCTGGACTTGGAAGCCTGATCAGTGTTGTTGGATCAGTCATCGGTGCGCTAGGCGGAATGTCGTTTCTAGCCACAATCGCAGGATGGCTAGGAGCCGTTGTGCCTGCTGTTTCTGCTGTCGTTAGTGCTATCGGCACACTTGGGCAAATACTGGTGGCAGTCTTTTCTGGACCTGTTGGATGGGTTGCTCTGCTAGTTGCTGCAGGCGTTGCTTTATACGCATTCCGCGATCAAGTTGGTCAGGCGTTTAGTGCGGTGCGTGATTTTATTGTCAAAGCATTCACTGGCTTAGCCGATGTTGTAAAAGCACCATTCTTGGCTGTCGCCAACATGATCAAAGGCGTATTGAATCAGATTCTGCAAGCGATAGGTAATGCCATCAACGGTGCGATTGGTGCAATCAATAAGTTAATTTCCGGCGCCAACCGTGCATTGGCGGCATTGAAGCTGCCGCAGATTCCGACTATTCCAGAAGTCTCAATCCCGCGTTTCGCTAAGGGCGGTGTTGTTGATCGCCCAACGCTTGCAATGATCGGCGAAGGCGGCGAACGTGAGTTTGTCGTGCCTGAATCAAAAGCAAGTCAGTTTGCTTCCAACTGGATGAGCCAGGCAAAAGGAGGGTCTGGAACTGCTGTCGTAGACCGGATGCCCACCATCAACCTGCAAACC